GTCCGCGCTCAAGTCGTAATTCTGAAACGACGCGATCTTATGCCAGCCATACGTGCTCTGATCTGTCGTGTCCTCAGCGCCTTGATAGACGAAGGTGCCATCCGTTTTGTAGATGCACAACCGGGTGTGATACGTGTTCGTGATGTGGCCGTAATACGACATTTCGTTCATGTCGTACTTCGCGGCGCCAGACGGCGTGGTCCACGTCGCGTTCTTGTTCCCCCCCATCGAGCCGCTCCAGGGCCAGTCCCGGCCGGTCGGCGTCGCCGAGTTCCCGAAATACTCCATCACACCCTGCCTGTCGTCAGCGACGGCCCGCGCCCCCGAGCCCAGGCATCGCCTGGCCCGCCGGAGTCTCCAGTGTGGAGGTCGCGGGCTCGTCCAGCTTTCCGCCCGATACGGCGGCATCCACGGCCGCCAAGAATGCGGCGAGCTTGCCTCGGAATACCTTCGTGACCCCCGTGGTCTGCTCGCCGACCGGCACGCCGGCCTCGTCGTACTCGGTCACGACCACCTGGATTACGACCGCGTCGGCGCGTTTCATGCGGCTCCCTGCGCCACTTCGAGGGCGGCCAGGCGGGCATGGAGCGTCTTCACGGCGTTCATCGTCGCGTAGACCAGCGGGGCGATCCCAAGGCCGAGCCTGCCGTCCGTGCCCTCACTCACCGCTTCAGGGATGAGGGGCCGCACGTCCTGCGCCCCGAGCGACACGAACGGCCCCGCCGACATCGGCATCCCCGAGTCAGGCGTGTGCTGATACAGAGACGGCGTCAGCGCCAGAATCTCGGCCAGGCCACGCGAGAACGGCCCCGCCACGGCCTTGAACCGCAAATCCGATAGGCTGTAGACGCTGCCGTTGTCGGTGTATGTGTGGCCGTCAGCCGCCTTGACGGCAAACTTCTGCGTCGAGCCGCCTGCGTACCCCCGGATGTCCCCGGAGGCGTGCGTCGCACCGATGGAGAGGCCACCGGCCCCAAGACCCATGCACGCCGTACCGGATTGCACGTCGTAGCTACCCGTCGTGTATCCTTGCGGATACGTGTCGAGGATCCCCTGGGCGGTGCCGGCCTGGATGAGCACCCGTGCGAAATTTGCGGCGCCGCTTGTCGTGTTTTCGACCGTCAGGAGTTGGACCCCGGCGCCACCCGCGCTGAACGTGTGCGTCCCGAAGCCCGCGACGCTCAGCAGCCCCGCCAGACTCACGTGCCGCGAGGCGACGATGTCCCGCGGCCGAGTCGCCCCGCTCTTCCCGATGTCGTAGGTGGCGTCCGTGAACAGCAGATCCGCCGTGCGCGTCGCGTTCAAGATGGCGTCGACCTGGTCGTACAGCGCGGTCTTGACCGCGTTGTTCAGGACCGTGCCGGTCGTGCCGCTGCCGTCGTCGTCGGTCCAGGCGGTGCGCGTGATAGCGATGGCCACTAGCGTGTCTCCTCTGAAAGCCTGCGCAGCAGGTCCTCAAACGTGTACCGCATCGACGACGCCTGCACGTCGTAGTCCGGATAGATGTTCGGCGTGAAATCGGAAATGCCGACCTGTTGAATGCGGAACGTGCCCGACAGGCTCACCGGCGACAGCAGATCGACGACGACGTCCCGGCCCGCCTTGGTGTTCTGATCCCGCACCCGGTAGGTCAACGACACCGCCACGTCGTTGGCCAGCGCGAGCTGCGCCAGGCCGCGGGCGGTCGCTTCCGTGGCCGACAGGCGGCGATCCTGCAGCGACGACTCCTGCACCCCGTCGCCACCGATGAGCGCCGCCAACGCCGCCTGCGCGGCCGTGTCGTTCACCGTCACGCGGAGGTTGACGGCGTCGCCCTTGGCGATGGCCCAGAGGATGGCACCGGCGCCACTGGCGGGAATCCCGGTCAGCTGCGGCGCGGCCGTGACGGAGGAGTTGTAGGCGATCGACGCCGCCACGGACCCGATGCCGCTGGCCGGGATACCGGTCAGTGAGGAGACGGTCTTCCCGCCGTATCGGATCACTTGCTGGCCGTTCCCGATAACGGCCCAGCCCACCGCGGGGAACGCGCCCGTGCCGGCGACCGGCATCGACGTCGCACCCGCCAGCACCTGACCGGCGGGCTGCGTCAGACCCGAGGCATCAGTCGACGGCGCGGTCGTGGTCAGGCTGGCGTCGGCCGTGCTGTCGGCGTAGGTCGTGGTGGTGTTGTCCGCGATCGCCACGAGCAGCTTCAGCGTGCTCCCGGCCGCTTCGGTGCGGTAGACATGGCGCGAGGTCGTGCCGGCGGGGCCGACGGGAATCGACGACAACGCGACGCGGTGCGCCGTGGCTGTGTTCGACGTGGGCACGTGTGCGCCGAGCGACGCATCGGTGACGGTGTCGGCAAAGGTGGTCGTGGTGTTGTCGGCGATCGTCGCGAGCAGTTTGAGCTGTGCGCCGCCGGCCTCCGTGCGGTACACATTGCGCGCCGTGACCAGGGCGCCGCCGAGCGGGATGGCCGAGAGCGCGAGGCGCTGCACGTACGCCGTGCTGCTCACGGGCGCCGCGGCCCCGAGCGCACTGTTGGCGATCGTGTCGGCGTACGTCGTCGTGGTGTTATCCGCGATCGTCGCGAGCAGGCGCAGGCCCGCGCCGCCGGACCTGCGGTACAGCGTCCGGCTGGTGACGTTGGCGTCACCCTTCGGGATCGCGGAGAGGTGCACCTGGTTGTAGTTGGTCGTCGTGCCGGTCGTGTTCGACGTCGGGGCGTCAGCGCCCAGGTCGGCGTCGGCGGTCTGGTCGTTGTAGGTCGTGGTCGAGTTGTTCGCAATCTCGACCAGCAGCTTCAACTGCGCCCCGCCGGCTGCCGTCCGATAGACGCGCCGCTTCGTCGTGCCGCTCGGGCCGGTGAGGATGCCGGACACTCCCACAGCGCGCGTGTAGACAGCCGGGATGATCGCCGTGTTCGACCCCGGGGGTGACACGCCGGGCACCATGACGCCGTTGAAGTCCACCCGGCTGGTCGCGCTGTTGTCATTGATCTGGTCATACCCGACGATGGACCCATTTCGGTACCGGTACAGCCGGCGCGCCGTGACGCTGCCGTGGGCCGACACCGGCAGGCTCACCGCGTTCGCGTTCATGTAAGTCTCGTTATACGCCGTACCAGCCACCCCGTCCGACTCTGGACTCGCTGTGGTCTCGCCGTAGGCGTTGCAGAATGTAACCTTGTACGAGATCACGTCGCCAACCGCCCACCCAGGCGAATACGATCCGTCGATGCGGGTGTTCGACGGCGTGTCACCGGGCGCGTCGACGGGGTCGGCCGCGACGCTTGACGTGGTCACGGACCCGCTCGTGGCGCTCGAGGTCGTTTCTCCTGCGGCGTTCACAAACGTGACGCCGTACACGTGGGCGCCGTCATCGGGGCCAGTCCCCACCGATGGCGCGCCCGCCGTCGGCGCCGACGCCGGCGCATTGATCTGGCCGGACACCACCGGCCCGCACGTCACCTGGCTGCTGATCGGACTCGGCAGCGTCTCCCCGATCGCCGTGACGCACGTGACCGCGTAGTCGTGGCCCCCCGTGTCGATGCCCGCGCCCGCCGCCAGCGCCGGCGTGGGCGCAGTCGCCGGATCGGCGGTCAGTGTGGTCGCTTTCGTCACACTCGGCCCCGCGGTGGTCTCGCCAGAACTGGTGACGAAGGTCACGGCGTAGTCATGGCTCCCGGGGTTCGGGCCGGTGCCGATTGTGGGCGCGGCCGCGGTCGGGGCGGTGGTCGGGGCGGCCACCACGCCCACGGTGATGGACGTCACCGGGCCCGGCAACGACTCGCCGGCGCCCGTGACGAACGTCGTCGCATACCCGTGGGCGCCCGACTCCAGGCCCGCGCCGCTTGTCAGGGCGGCCACCGACGCCGCGGACGGCGACGCCCCGGTGCCGACCAGGCCACCGCCGCCGCCCAGGCTGCGGCCCGTGTAGGTCAGCGCCTGCGGCCCGCACAGCACCGTCCCGCCCAGCGCGGGGTACCAGACCGCCTCGGTCACCGGCAGGATCGTCTCGCCGGCAGCCACGGCCGCCAGCGCTTTGCCGCCACCGCCTTCAACATACACCCGCGTCACCACCTGGCTCAGATCCCACGTCGCCTGCATGGCTTCCAGGCTCGGGTGATAGCCCGTCAGCGGCGTGGGGTTCGTGATGAGCGCTGGATCGGACGTGAACAGATGCACGTCCTTGTGATAGTCGCAATACCAGTCGCCGCCGATGCGCTTGGCCAGCTGCGTCAGGGCCTGGTCGAGTGGGACATCGGTAAACGTGATTTCGTCGACGGTCGCCAGGCCGGCCTGGATGTGCGAGGTCGTGAACCCCGACGACCAGCCCGACACCAGCGCCACCGCGATCGTGCTCGCGGACGTGGCGGTGTAGCGCGCCGTCACCCGCCGGCGACCGAGCAGCCAGGTGTAGTCCACCGCGCTACACGGGTAGGCCAGGGCGCCGCGCGGCCCCGCCTGTGTCACCTGCAGGAGGTGGCCCGCGAAGATCCGCGCCGGGTTGTTGATGGACCCCAGGCGGGCGACAATCTCGGCGCCCGCGACGGGCCGCGCCCCGCGCACCAGGAACGTCGCGCACGACGCGGTCGCCCCCTGGATGTCGGTGATCCTGAGGCCTTCGACCGACACATCCGTCAGCGTGCGTCCGTACCCGCGCTCCACGCCGGCCAGTGAGATGCACATCTTCGGACTGTGCCATCCGACGCGCGTCGCGCCCGATCGGGCCACGCCCGAGAGGGCGTAGAGCGGGAAGACCTGTCCGACGGGCCGGTAGCCTGACCGGGCGCCGCCGGCGCGGGCCGTGCCCGAGAGGGCGAACATCAACGCGTGGGTCGTGCCGGAGATGCCCATCTAGGCCCCCGATGGCAACCGCACGCCCGACGCGCGCAGCGAGTGCATGAGTGCGTCGCCCACGACCCGAGCGAGCTCCTGCTGGTGGCTGAGCACGTGACCGTTGACCGTGACGTGGCTGTTGATGGTGATCGCGCCGGCCGCGCCAGCGGGCACAATGGACCCGGCCTGTGCCGGCACGAACAACTCCGGCCCAATCTCGCCGACCCAGTAGGGCAGACCGCCAGACACCGCCCCGCCCGCGGCCTTGGGCTGCGGCTTCATGTATGGATTGCCGTAGCTGTCGAGCCCGCCGAGCGACGGATTCATCATCACGTAGACCCGGCGCTTCTCCATCGTGTCGAGGCCC